TTTACGGAATTTGGTGCATACGAATTCTTTAAGGCGGGTATCACCAAGCCGGTCACTGTAATTCCACATGGCTTGGATACAGATCTCTTTTATCCCATGGATAAGAAAGAGGCACGCAAAAAGCTGGGGCTGTCGGAGGACATCTTCATCTGCCTGAATGCCAACAGGAATCAGTTCCGCAAACGGATGGACATTACGATTGCAGCCTTTGCCAAGTTTGCAGTCGGTCGTGAGGATGCACAACTTTATATGCACTGCGGTACCAAGGATCAGGGGTGGGATATCATGCCGCTCTTCGGGCGGGAGATGAGTAAGAACGGACTTGATCCAAACGGTCGCATCATCATGACCAATAACAACCAGGGGCCGCCGAACGTTTCGGTGGAATTCCTGAATTGCATCTACAACGCGGCTGATATTGGGATCAATACCACCAAGGGGGGTGGCTGGGAGCTGGTCAACTTTGAGAATGCTGCCTGTCGTGTGGCGCAGGTGGTGCCGGATCATACCAGTACCAAAGAGATTTTTGAGGGCTATGGCTGCCTCATTCGCTGCGACCACGTAGATGTGGACACCAACATGGCGCGGGAGATGCCCTGCCCGTCTGACGAACACCTGGCAGACATCCTTGCCGACCTTTACGACGATCGTGACAAGCTCAAGCGTGTTGCCGATACCTGCTACCAGCGGGTGACGGATCCTCAATTCAGTTGGGACTCAGTTGCGTCTCAGTTTGGCGGGGTGTTCCAGGAGGTGATGGAGGGTGGTGAGCCGGAAGTGGAAGAGAAGCCAAAGAAGAAAAAGAAGGAGAAGAAGGAAAAACGCACGGTTGGGGCGGCGGCGTGAGACTGGTCTCATTTGAGATGACTGAGGCTTAATTGGTACCAAGATGATGGGTCCCCTGGAAACAGGGGATTTTTTGTAGCAAGGTGTACGCATTGAGGGGGTGGAGTACGGGTGAAATCCGATAAAACCCCCTTCCTATCTTTACGTGACGCACATGACACTTTCAGTAAAGTGTCATTATTTGAGTCATGGTGAGACAGGAGTGAGACGGTGGGATTGGTGGGTTGTGCTTAGTGTCTCAAGTACAATCTCACTTGAGATTCCTTGACAAATAATGACACTTTCGGCAAAGTGTCATTTGGATCTAATAAAGATAAACAGGGGGTTTTATCGGGTTCTATGGCTAGACCAGGCGCACCACTGCCACCTCTCTGGTACTTGGAGTCCCAGCTTCGGTTGTCGACTCAGTACCCATCGGGCCTGGAGTGGGCCTGTACAACGGGCTGGCACGCTGAAGGAGACATGGCCGGGAAATACGTCCCATCCACCCGCTACTACGTGGTGAGGCTGGGGGGAGGGCAGTACCAGGCCCACAGGCTTGTTTACTTCCTACGCACCGGCCAGGACCCCCTGGAGGCCTCTGTCATTCACGTCGCATCTGATCATGACAATCGCAAGGAACTGATCCTTCGCTCCAGATCCCCTACCACCAATCTCATATTGGACTCAAACTGACATGGCAAATTTGATTGCTCAGGTTTCCGAACTCAACGCTCGGCTCAACATTCGCTATTTGCGAAATGCAAATCAATGTGACGACAAAACCCTTGATGAGCACGGTTATTACAGGGGCTACGTGTGTCCGCACAACCACGACATACGTGACCAGGAAAACCACTGGTGTTACTACTGTGTCCAGAAAATTTGGAAGAACGTCTGTGGTTTTGACATCAACTACCTGGATCCCAACTACAAGCATAAATACGCTGCGATCTGGAACCGAATCAATGTCACAACCATGGATGAGTGCTGGCACATACGTGGCAATTCCAAACGTGCGTGCCTTCCTTCTTACCGTTCTCACTACGCCAAGCAATCATCTGAATACGTCTCGCTCCATAAAGCTGTCTACCAGTGCGCATGGGGAGATGTTGGTAAGTTTTTTGTGACTCGCGTGTGTGGCAATCCGGAATGTTTTAATCCTGTCCACATGCTTTCCAGCTGGAACAGGGACTATCCCCCTGGCCGCATTCACCCACTCGTTTTGGAATTTGAGCCAAGTAAATTGATGTGCTATGCCAGGGCACGAAAGAAAGTACAGGCTGACGCTCTGGCTGCCACGCAGTACAAACAAACGATTACCAATCCACGGGAAGCGGGACCGCCACCTGAATACGATGAGGGTTGAATTGAGCGCACTTACAATAAGGAAAAGGAATTATATCAAATAATGTCGCGCAACCCGGCTATCGCCCAAGCCAATCGCAGTAAATCAAATCCATTGGTACTTGGTACCTTTAGTACAACTTCACTGCGCTATCTAAAGGGTAAGCTGGGTCCGCAAAATAAAGTCATTGGTTACAAAGATACCAACCAAACGTCAAACGGTGGCTTCGGCGGCGGCACCTACAACCATTGGTTTCAAATTAATCTTGTAATTCCTGGTTGGATTGTTGTTACCAAAGGGCCACCGCGTCCAAACTACATTCAAGTTTCTGCGTACGACTTAGATTCAATTCCGATCCAAGGACGTGGAGTTTTTGATGATGACTCTGTGTCCATCATTAGTGACAACGAAATCTCACATCCGTACCTTGGTACGGTTATGGGCGCACAATCAAATTTATACAACTTCTTCTCAAGGTTTCGCGTTGACCGTGGCGACGATCGATACTACGCCCTGGAAGCTGGCGCATACCTGATTTGTGTTTCGACTACTCGCAATGAACCACTTGATTACGAGCTTGGCCTTGTTGTTGAGTTTCCTCCAACCGAAATGTTTATCGCCCTAGAGGATGAGGGTGATATTGCTTACCTGCTCCAGGAAACCTCAATTGATTTCAGCCGTACAATCAATGTCATTTCTCCTGTTTCTGTTAACACTGTCATTTCCAGCAGCGTAGAACAGCCGAATGGATTTACCGAACTACTCTGCGCTATTAACTCAGGCATTACCGTTACCGTGCTCGATGGTTCCACTTGGTTTATTGGTGACCAAATTCCATCTGAACAAGGTGATCAATATTGGGTAAACGTTGACACTGCAGATGATCAAGAATATTTTCTTGCCATTCACGATCACTCTCTGTCAGAATGGCAGCAAGCATGGGAGTCTGAGCACCAGGACACGGACAAGTTCCCTGATATCTTTATCCCTCTCACCAACAGACCATGATTTACCGATTGCTTTCGTTTTGGTCTCGTCTTACAAAACAAGGGCCAACCAAAACAAAAACTCAGGAACATCGTTGGTATCAGTACTGCCAGGAAAATCCACACGCTAGTTGCTGCAAGATGTATGACGTATGAAGCTAAACGCTTTAGACGCCGCAAAAAAACAACAACGTATCAACTAAAAAACGGGTACATCTTTAAGATGCGCCTGATGCCATGGCTAAGGACGGATGCTGGTTACATTTGGCTGGCCAGCTTGGCAGTCGGTAAATCAAAACGTCAACTCAATGACTGGCTCAATAGACGCAACAAAAAGTCGGTGCGTTCCTTGTCAACATCTTTGACGGGGCAAGAAGGAAACAAGATACAAGCTTTGGCTATCCGTCAAGTTCGTCATTGGGTAACTGATTTACCGCCTGGTGATTCTTTGTGTTTAAGGTGTGAGTCTGCAGTACCAAATAAGCAATTCAAGGTGTGGCGACGTTGGTTTGAAACACATGAAGATCCAAGGTGGAGAATAAATCCAGATCTTAAATCTTTCTATATTTATAAGCCTAGCAATTTAGAATAAGGAAAAAGGTATTGATTATGTCCCAATTTCAGCGTTACCTGGAAATTTTGTTTGCTTTCCACGCTTTTTGCTCGTTAGTTTGTGCGCTGACTCCGACGCGCAAAGACGACACATTTATTGGTTATCTCTATCGTTTCCTTGAAGCTGGTGCTCTGTTGGTTGGTCGCGCCAAAGATCGCTGATCAATCGGGTAACGCTTGAAACCACCAAGTGCATCCGCCCTGTTGCTCTACCCAATCTCGTGTTGCATACGCCGCCTCTTTTGAGAGTGTGGCGCATTTTTTTTCATCCCCAACTTGCCAACACATATTGACACGTATGTGTGGATCTTTGTTTTTTACTTTAGCCATCAGTAGTCCCAGCGAATTCGCGTTTTACTTTCTCTCATCCCAAGATGTGTAAATCCTTTTTTAGCACCAAAACCAACTGAGTACGGCCAGTTTTTGTCACACCAGTCTTGCAATGTGTAAACACTGACACCATCAATGTAAAAGTCAACAGCACCCTTGGAGGGTGCGTCGTAGGTGTGCTCACTGTTTCTTGCGCCACCAACTTGTGAATTAATTGGTTCCGGTCGTGAACCACTGGTGATTATTAACGGCTTGTTTCCAAATTCAGCACGTGCTTTTTCTAAAAACTTACACAGTTCCAAGGCTGTCTCACACTGATACTGCTTGGTGAAACGACGGGCTTCTTGATTCAAAGTCAATTCACCGTAGGTGATGTGTTCCGTGACTTTGGTTGTGAATGGGCTCCAGGGTTGAAATTTAGCTGACGTTTCAGGTTTTACTGCTGGCGTTGAGGGTTTGTCTTGTTTGGATAAGATGCCAATCAGTTTTGTTGCGTAGTTGGGGTCAGTGGCATATCCTTCGGTAACCAAAAGCCTGGCGCACTCTTCAGCACTTTTGGCACGATTGACGCCTTTGTAACGACCAAAGTCTTTGTACCAGCGCTCGACTAGGTAACAAACACAGGTGTAAAGGTCGGGGAAATCAATAAATCCGGCTTTAATTGTGACCCATTTACCGTTAAGAAATTCTTGGGTGTTGACGTTGGATCCACTTCCTTTTAATCCAAAGTAGTTGTGAGTACCTGATGTGTGTTTGCCCCAGCCTGATTCCAGTGCCCACTGAGCCGCAACAACTTCAGGGTATTTACTGCCCGCTGCTTTTGCTGCGGCAAATACACCGTCCCAGGTATTGTCAAAACTTTGGGGCGGTGTTGGTTTTTTTCGATACTTTGACGCAAAAGTCTCCAGGACCGAGGAGGAAACCTGATCCTGGAGCCAGTTAAATGCGTCAATTTGATGTGGCAGTCCTTTGAAAAACTCGGCTGCCTCAACAAGTTTTATTGACATCGACCTAAAGCTTTTTACTAACTTTAGATCAGGTGTGTCAATTACTCAGCAGTTTCTTCTGCCACAACTTCGGGAGTAATGGCTTCTTCTTCGGATTCCGGTTCAAACTCCAGAGTATCAACCAGTTTGCCAATGAGTTCAGCGGCAAACGCAATAAGGTTGCCGTCACCTGTGGCACGTGCAGAACCAAAGGAATTGATGGCAGAGATCAGTTGAGACTTTTTGCAAGCCATGTCAGTCAGTTAGCTTGCGTAAAGTATAGCAAATAATCACCAGGGGATGCCAGCTGCTGATGTCGGGTTGAGCTTTTGTTGAATCTGGTTGTTCAAACCTTCTTCAATAGAAACAACTTGATCGACGCCAAGGGCAGACAGTACCCAACCAACAACTTCTTCTTTGGTCAGTTGATTGAAAGGAACAAAGGAGGAAGGGTTGGGGGCGCCAAGGCCAATGCTGCCATATGCACCTGCAGTTTCGCCGTCTTCTTCCAGGGAAGCAGTCCAGTGAACAGTGTAGATAGCGCCATCAGGACAAGTATCGCCATCGGGAAGATGACGTTCAAGCTGTGCAATATCCCAAGTGGTGTTAGCCATAACAAATGTTTTCTTTTAGTTTACCAGATGATTAGCGCAAACAATTAACGCACAAGCCACTCTTCAACAGAGTTACTGATATCGCGCATCTTAATCCAACGGCTGCCGGTAGGTTGCCCCTTGCGGATGCGGAGTTTGCCCATCAGACCGACGCAATCCCACTCAGGGCGTTCTTCGCGGGAAACATACTCTTGGTTAGGATCGTAAGCAGGGTTGAGCTTGCGACGTTGTTGAATGACAGCATTACCGTCTTCATCCTCAACTTCGTAGTCTTCCTGGATGTAAGTGCCGTACTCATCGCGTAAATACTTGCCACTCCACTTGTTCCAGGCAGCGTCACCCACCACGGAAGGATTACCGGAGATCACCCCGATAGGATCTTCTCCAACAAGAGCAGGCTGTATTTTGCCTCCATTAAGAACAACGCTGATACCACGCCTGTCTTCTGCGCTAAAGTTACCGTCGCTCCACTCAAAATATTCAGCGTAGTCAGCGCCGCCTCCGGTCCAAGCTCCATCGCATTTGCCGTTACCATCTCCGTAAAGTTTAAACTCATCATCTGCAGTACCTCCATACCCACTGGTGCCTACAAAAAAGAAGTATGCAGAATTAGCAGCACGGCTGGCGACTGCGTAGTGAAGTGCGTTTGTTAGTGTTGCGTTAGTAGCTCTCGCTACAAGCGTTGGCTCGTCAGCAGTTTGATACGTTTCGTGATAGGCGCCTGTTAATCCAAAATAATTACCATCATTACTTGCCTTAAAATACCCACCGCTTGTAATCCTCATCCGCTCCGTAGGACTTGCAGCACCATCTGCTGTGGTACTGAACACCAAGCGGCCTGGCATGTCGTTGGTGCCGGGAGTGCCGTCTACGGCGGCGGTGATGCGGGCGCCGTTTGTCATGTTTGCGCCGTCGTAGCCGCTAAAAGTAAAATCTCCTAGGTTGTCGTCGGCAGCGACAATGGTGGGGGATGCGCCGGTCCCACGTCCCTTTTGAAGGTGGAGTCTAGAGCTATTACTGTCCGCCGCCCATCTCGTAATTGACTGGGCAGCTTCTGTATCTGATTCAATTTGCAAAAGTGAATTAAAACTACTGGTGCCAATGCGCGAGGGCCTGTTACTACTCGTCCCCACCAGCAGCCTGCCGGAGTTGTCGATGCGGGCGCGTTCGGTGCCAGCAAGCGAGCGGAATAGATGCTGCGTTGCATCGATGTAAACAATTTCATCTCGCCCAAGCTCAATGTTTGCACCTTCGCCGGTAGAACTGCCACCCCTCAGCACAAGTGTTGTATCGCTGCTAAGAGGGGGTCCAAATATGCGTGCGGAAGCTGCGTTAGCAGTAACGGAAATGTTCCCTGCCACTTCAAGCGCTTGACTTGGGCTACTTGTCCCAATCCCCAGCTGCCCCGTTGAATCAATAAAAATTCTTCCTGCACCACCAGTGCTAATACCTAAAAGATCAATGCCAGCACCATATAAACCAGGTGCCACACTTGCGCCAACACCTACTTGAATACTTGGGGCACCAGCGCTTCCTGCTGGAACTTTAACAATTGCACCAGAAATTTGTGTGGTGTAAACACCAGATGCAAAGTTGGCAGTCGTACCAGTTACCGTTGGGGCCTGAACAATTAAACCAGAGATGGTACCTGTTGCTGTTACGTTACCAGTAAAGGTAGGGTTTTGAACTAAGCCCGAAATTGCGACACTCTTATCTACGCCCGCATCCGTAAACGTAATCGTATCAATCTTAATAATTCCGTACGGCATTGTTGCTTACCTGTTTTTACTTATTTTAAGCCAAAAAATTAAGGAAGGATGATTAATGGTCCTTGAATTACAAAACCAGATGTACTACCAGAAACAACACCAGAGCAAACAATGGCTGGTGTTCCCCCAGAAGGAGTTGTTACCCGAAGAATACTACCGGTGATATTGGTGAATGCACCCGTAGCACCGGTCACTGTGGCGCCAGAGACTTGTGTACTGAAGTTACCGTTGACAAAATTAGCGGTAGTGCCAGTGGTTGTCGTACCAGTTAGTGATGTGAAGTTACCGCTGACAGCATTTGCAGTTGTGAAATTAGCCGTTGTGCCAGTAACGGTTGTACCTGAAACGACGGTAGTAAATACACCAGACGCAAAGTTAGCCGTAGTGCCGGTAACGGTTACGCCTGTTACAACAGTAAATGCACCGCTGATACCCGTGACAGTTGTAAATTGACCCGTATTACCGGTTACCGTTGTGCCAGAGACTCGTGTCGTGAATACGCCACTTTCAAAATTAGCGGTTGTACCTGTGACAGTTACACCAGTAACAACAGTGAATGCACCGCTTACGCCAGTGATTGTTGTACCTTGAATTGTTGTGCCGGTTACGGTGGCGCCAGACAGTAACGTAGTGAATACGCCAGTGACACCAGTAATTGATTGGAAGTTACCAGTGGTTGCGTTAACGGTATTACCGGTAACCGTCGCACCAGAGACTACGGTTGTGAATACGCCAGATGCAAAGTTGGCAGTAGTACCGGTCGTTGTTGTACCGGTTAATGACGTGAACGTACCCGTGACAGCAGTTGCAGTTGTGAATTGACCTGCAGTGCCGGTAACAGTGATGCCACTAATTGTTCCAGTAACACTAAGACCAGAAGCAATAAAGCCGGATCCAAGTGTTGTTGTATTACCAGAGAATGTAAGGTTGCCGCCAAACGTCTGGTTGGTTGCCGTTAAGTTCTGGAAAACACCAGTTGTGAAGTTAGCCGTTGTACCGGTGACGGTCGTACCTGAAAGCTGAGTTGTAAATACGCCTGACGCAAAGTTGGCCGTTGTGCCGGTTATGGTCACACCCGTAAGAACAGTAAATGCTCCACTGACGCCAGTGACGGTCGTGAATTGAGCCGTGGTACCGGTTACGGTTGCGCCTGATAACGATGTAGTAAAGACGCCTGTTACTCCGGTCAGTGATGTAAATGCACCACTAACACCTGTGATTGTTTGTCCTGTTAACGATGTAAATGCACCGCTGATGCCAGTGACAGTTGTAAATCGAGCCAGGGTACCTGTTGTGGTTACACCAGTAAGTGACGTAAAGTTTCCTGTGACAGCATTTGCGGTCGTAAATTGTCCCGTATTACCTGTAACGGTGGCACCAGAAACAGATGTTGTGAATACACCAGTAACACCAGTAAGAGACGTATATTGCCCAACGTTGCCAGTAATCGTGGCACCCGATAACTGTGTCGTATAAACACCGGATACACCTGTTACAGATGTAAAGACGCCCGTTGCACCAGTAATTGTGTTGCCGCTGAGCGTACCAGTGACATTGACGTTGCCCTGGAAAAGACCTGAGCTGACAAACGTACTGACGCCAGTGACCGTAAGTGTCGACTGGATAATTCCAGTGGCAGCCGTCAGCGTCTGGAAGTTACCTGTGGTGACGTTAGCGGTAATACCGGTGACGGTTGTCGCTTGAATGGTATTGCCTGTGATTGTGGCACCGGATAACTGGGTGGTGAATACGCCAGAAACACCGGTGATGTTTGCACCAGAAATTGATTGACCTGAGACCGTGGTAAATTGACCAACGTTGCCGGTAATTGTTGCACCAGAGAGACTGGTTGTAAAAACACCGGTTACACCAGTAAGGGACTGATAGTTACCTGTGGCTGCTTGGATGTTATTGCCGGTGATCGTGGCGCCAGATACTCTGTCCGTAAATTGTCCGGACACAAAGTTTGCCATGGAGCCAGTGAAAGTTGTTCCACTGGTAGTACCGCTGACATTTAAATTGTTTTGGACGATAACACCGCTGAATGTTCCAAGGCCTGAACTTGTGACAGTGCTCAGGCTTGTCGCACCACTAACAGTTAAACCACCTTGAATTACAACATTGCCACTGATTGTTTCGCCAGTGACATTTGCATAGTATTGATCTAAATAGGTACGGAACTGACTGAAGGTAATTTTTTTGTTGCGCAGTACCGGGTCCACTTCAAAAACGTGGACCAGCGTCATGAGGTCTTCATCAACAATCGCGGTGCCGTCAATCGACGGAAACTCGCTGATCCTTCTATTGGTGGCCACCTACTTATACTGCGCAGTATTATACCTAATTATAGTTCTCTTTGCTCACTTAACCCTTACCTCAATCCTGGGCAGCAGGTTGGAAACACCGTGCCAAACAAATTGGATTCCTGTTACAATTCCACAAGAAATGAGGAATACAACCAGTAGTTCTGCAACGGTAAGGTTGCGCCGAACATACATCACCTGCGGCGGTTGCTGTTGAAAGCTTGCTTGCTGGGCCAAGGCTTGTTGGATGGCTAGTTCTTTTGCCCTTGCTTTCATTGCTGCAAGATTTTCAGGGCTGATCTCATTCATGAAATAGTCCTGACCAGTGGGCTGACCCGGAAACTGACTGGGGGGAATTTGTTCTTCCATGATGCAAAACCTTTTCACACACACTAGCATCTATAGAGAGGATTTGTCGCCATGAACTACGGCTTACGAAAAGGTTTGGAGGATATTGCCACCGAACTCAAGGGTATTCGCAACATCCTTTCGTCAATGTGGCACAGTCGTTACGGAGAAGATGAAACAAATATCTTGAATCCCCAGATTTACGCAGATGAATACGTATCAACTGAGGAGTGTGCCAAGCGGTTGAACGTATCCGATCAAACGATCAGAAATTGGATTTCTATCGGACGTAAGACTCCTGATAAGGGTTGGGTAGAAGGTGTTCACTACGTCAATATTTCGCCAGATCCCAATCGTAAAGCGGTTATTCGCATCCCATGGAACCAGATGATCCACGCATTCTGCAAGAATCGCCAAAGTGATCTCTGGGATTTTATTGGCAACACCGGTGCACGGTCGACCAAATATAAAACAACCAACCCCGATCGTCTCGTATAATGCCGCACAGATTTCACGGGATTGAAACTGAGGTTGTAACCCTGGTCAATTACAGGGAAGTATTGCCAGCGTCACTTGCAGATCAAGTGGAAATGTTCTTGCCACCCGAAGGATCTTTCGATGACGGGTGCCTGCAAAGATACCTGGAAAACTTAAAAAATTATGAAGAAGAGGATGCGAACTTTGGTATGACACTTGCCAATCGTTTGCGTCTTGCGTTCCAGGACTTAACACCTGATACGATCTGCGGCAAATTCCCGCAAGCTGAATTGCCACTTAAACGACGGCTACGTTGTGTGGCAGAATATCTGATCCGTTCAGGAGAATTTGAAAAACTGAAGGACGATACTGGACGCCTCGTAAAAAAACGCGGTATCCTGGGCAAGATGGTTGTCTTGTACAAACCAACCAATAAACTACTGGAAGCACTAATCAAGCAGGGGTTGATCAAAAATGAGCCGTCGTGAAAAGTTGATCGCATCGGTGATCGGTCCTGAGCTTGATCAAACGAAAGCCAAGATGCTTGATGCCACTATCAAGTTGATCCTTGGTGACATGGGGCAGCATTATTGCAAAATGTGGGGGCATGAAGGTCCAGGGGTGATGGTGTTTCAGCCCGACAACTCCGACCGTTCGATGTTCTTCATGACGCTAAAAGAGATGCACTCAGCGCAAGAGGAGTGTGAACGCGGTAATGATGGTGATTTAGCTGAGACATTCAGGCGTATTCTCAATGCTGCACAGAAGATTGATCCAAAGGAAAAAGCTGGTTACATCATCAGTGATGCAGCGGGCATGCGCTATTTGGAGATCGACTACAACAAAGTGTCAGAAGACTGATGGCAATTGAAAACATCAAGGCTCACGCAGAAGATCGTGAGTTAATCACAAGTTCTGACTTGGTTTCAGCAGCGCACGCCCTGATGGAGGGTATTGATCTTGATGTTGCCAGCTCAGATTTTGCAAATGAGTACGTCGATGCTAAGAAGTATTTCACTCCATCTGACGATGGGCTGAATTGCCAAACGTGGTACGGCAAGGTTTATGTCTTTCCTCCCAGTGGTGCATACTTCTGGGACAAGAAGAATGAACGTTGGAAAATGACACGGTCTTCTTCTCCAACTTTGACATCGTCACATGCGGTGTGGTTCCGAAAGCTTTACCGCAGCTGGTTAGCGAGAGAAGTAAGTCAGGGCTTGTACTTTACCAACTGCCCGGACATGATTCGTTACGAGTTTAAGATCTTTGATTTTCCCATCTGCATCTTGCGGACGCCACCGACGTTAACAGTTCGCAAGAGCACAGGCGTTGGCGTGCATAAAACGTGTACCTCACTATTGGTGTACCTGCCCCCCATGGAAGATACGGGGCAAGCGATCGAACGTTTTAAGGATATTTACGAACCAAGGGGGCACATTCTCTGTTAATTTCTTTAGAGTGAAAAGGATTAAAAGGAATTATGAGCATCCTTGCCGACTGGGAAATTCGTGAGCAGGCCCTTGAACATGGGATGATTGATCCATTTGTGGATCATTTGGTAAGCAAGGAGAATGGACGGAAGCTTCTCAGTTACGGTCTCAGCTCGTACGGATATGACATTCGCCTGTCACCTAGTCAGTGCCTGATTTTTGGCCGTATACAAGCAGGGGATTGTGACCCCAAAAATTTTGATCCCGACATTTTGAAGCCAGCAGATCTGCGGGAAGACGAACGTGGTCAATACTTTTTGCTGCCGCCGTACGGTTACTGTCTTGGGGTAGCGCACGAACGTTTGAAGCTCCCTGACAACATCAGTGTTGTAGCTGTTGGTAAATCGACGTATGCACGGTCGGGGATCATGGTGAACATCACGCCTGCCGAAGCGGGATGGGAGGGTTACCTTACGCTTGAAATCAGTAACTGCACCGGTTTATTCAATCGCATTTATGCGAATGAGGGAATTACTCAGCTGTTGTTCCACACTGGCAGCCGTTGTGAAGTTACTTACCAGGACCGGAAAGGTAAGTATCAAGACCAACCAAAGAACGTTGTGTTCTCCCAGGTTTAGTATTGCTTACTAAAGCTTGATCCAGGTTTACGGGCGTAGCCGGTACTTCCGGCTCGTCCTACTGTATCCCCCATACTTGGCAGTGTAACACCGTCCATTGTTGCTTCTGTTCTTGGGGTTTTACCTCGGATGGTCGGTTCAGCAATACCTGCTCTTTGTCGGTATGCTCCAGCGGTTTTAGCTGCCCTGAAGAACTTACCAACGCGGTCTTGATTATCGTTTAACGATTCAACAGCTTGTCTTTCTTCTGACGGGAAACGACGTAAATCTGTATCGTACGCCTGTTCAGGATTAAGGTCAGTAACCTCAGCCCCTGACGTACCAGCGTCAGCCGTTGGATCGTAATTAAGGTCAAAGAATTTTGCCATAGTATCATTGTAGAAGCAATAAATCAACCAGGGTATTCGCCATGCATGGCGCCGCAGGTTTCTTAGATAGCTTCATTCAAGACGAAGTGAAGTCCCGCTGCCTCAGCGAAGAAGATTTTGGTGCACCGCTCGACAATGAAGTGAATGATGTACCATTAATGGATATGTACAACCGAGGCTTGGTCGCATGTCAACAGGGGCGGGAAAGGAATCCACTGAATCTCGAGGGGCAACGGCCTGGAACGACGGGGTATATTCCGTCAATGGAGGAGGGCCTGCAGATGGGCGCATCACCCAAGCCCAGGGCGTTAGTGCTGGACCTGGAGGGGCCCAGCGAGGAGATGCTGGAGCAGTCACGCAAACGTCGTGGTTTGAGCCGGTAACAGACGATTCTGGCTGCAAGGACGGCATTTGTCCTGTGCCCTGGTTAACGAAAAAACAGGCTCCCATGCTCCAGGAGGATGTGGTTAATCATCCTTCTCACTACACCGATGGGGGCATTGAAACAATTGAAGCCATTGAGGCAGCTTTAACCACCGAAGAATTCCGTGGTTACTGCAAGGCCAACTGCATGAAGTATATCTGGCGTGAGAGGCATAAAGGCGGGACAGAATCACTGAAGAAGGCACAGTGGTACCTCAACCGCCTTATTGATTTGGACGAAGCTCAAAACGGTTGAAGCTCATCTTCGTCTTCGTCATCCTCGTCGTCGCCAATACAAGCGGCGGCGAGTTCTGCTAATTCCAAGTCGGTGGGAATGTCGAAGTCAATCGAGATGTTTTCTGCTGCGAGGATATCTTTGATGGCATACCACTCCATCAACCGCTGGTGGTAGAGGTTCAGAAGTGCGTACAGCAATTCGTCCCATGTCATCTCTTGCGCTGCAAGTTCCGCCTTGCGCATGGAGAACTGCAATTCCAACGGGAGTTCAAATTCCCTGGGCTCGACTGATCTCTCCATTCCAGCCTTCATTTGCGTGTTGCAATTATTCTAATGCTAGCTGGCGGACAGAAGATCTGCTTCTTGGTCGTTAAAATCAAACCAAGGGTTTTCATCAATCCGAAAGTTGTTTCCAAACTCTGCCAGGATGTATGGACTCATGAGTTCTTCCAAGCGTCGCACTGCTTTCACCTGATGAGGTGCTGCGGTGTAATTGCGGAATGCCGTCAACAATACCTCGGTAGAGGCCCAGGGATTTGCATCAACCCCTTGGAGAAACAGGTTGATTTCTTCTCGGCGTCGATCCAGGAGATTACCAACGACTTGATGATCAGCATTGAAGATCCACCGGCCCATTTCTCGCGTGGCACCGCAGTAATCTTCGTGTTCAATGCAATCGATAATGGCGCTGTAAAGAAAGGGTTCCCAGCCGATGGAGTGAATGAAAGAAATCAAGGCTTGACGCATGCCGTCATCAAGACCTAGGTTTTGCTTTAGCAGCTGGGTGTCAATGATATTTGTTTCGTGGAATAACAGCTCTAGTGCTTTTTGTGGACTGCAGCGTTGACCACGTTTGACAGGAGAGCCGTCAGGGTAAAACTGTGTGCCGTAACCAATTGTGTACGGATCTTTCCCTGTGTGAGGATCTGCGAAAGCTTGTTCGTTAAAACCTTCGTATTTCCTGATCAGATTAAGCGCAGCGGAAAGATCCGACATAGGAGTAACATTAGTTACTCCCAATCATACACAATTTATTTACCTTGGCCACGGTATTTTTTTTGACCTGGCTTTAGTTTAGTGCTTTTTGACCGTCCTTGACGAGTCTTTTTAGGGCGGGATTCAATCTTGACGACTGAGCTGGACTTGGGTTTGGCCATGGGAAACCAATGTGGTGCTCACCATTTTACACGGTGGCTCCAGTAGCGTGCTGACATTTTGTCGGGACTTGAATCTTGTGCATTGTGACGTGCGTAATAAGACTTGCGACGTACCTTGTCCTTTTCTGAAGTTGGGTTTTTACCTGCGCCTTCAACTCCTTGCTGTCCAAACCTGAGAATTTTTTCTTCACCGTCTTCACATGCTTTTACAACATGAGACTTTGTGGCGTGACCTGGAGTGCGCTGCGGTTTGTCGCAAGCCATCTTATCTTTTGCCAACTTGGCAGCACCAGCGGCTTTTTTGCGTTTGTCAGACATCAGAATCCTTTAAACATTGATGTAAATTCACCCAAGATTTGGCTACCTGTCTTTGATTTGTAGCTTGTTTCTTCATCATCCAATCCTAAGTTAAAGATATTTTTTTCTTTGGTGGTTGTTTCATCTGTTGTATCGGTGTCCTCATCACCAAAGAAACTTTGGATAGTACCAAGGGATGCGAATGGATCACTTAAGTCAAGTCCTTTTAACTGAAGGGCGCTGCCTGCGCCCGCCTTGGTGAGAAGCTGCTGCTCACTTCGGTCCGTATCGGGGAACAGATCAGTGTAAAACTCATCTTCCGTGCCCTTGTAACCAGCTTGTTGAAAGACTCTGTACATTTCTGTTTCCGATTTAATCGAGTCTGTCTTGTAATCTTCGGGCCTTTCAATGTAATCAACACCTAAAACTTTTTGAGTGGGCTTCTTGCCTTTTTCATTCAGGTATTTGATCTGCTCTCTGATTTGTTGTGCGGACCCCGTGCGTAATGTCTCTGCAACTAAGTCTTTAAATTCACCCAGGTCCCCTTGAAAATCTTTAAGACCAACGGCATCTAGCGCTTTTTGCCAAGTAGCTTTATCCGTTGGGTCCAGGCCCTGCAACATCTCGTCAGCAAACTCTTCTGGCGTAATAAATTGACCAAAGATTGATCCCTGTTTTAATGCTTCTTCTTTAAGAGAAGGCAAGATTTTATTGTAAATTTCATCTTGTACTTTCCCTGCGTTTAATACGTCTTCCGCCGGGTCGTAGCCCAAGCCTTTTCCTTTTACCTGGAAATGCATGCGAGCAAATTGTTCTTTGTTATCTAGATCAATACCAAAGCGATACGCTTGACTTGCCCAGTATTCATCACCGGCCTTTGCCCTTTCCCAATCATCTGCTACTGCCTGGGCCTGTTGAGAGTAAGCATCAGTCCTGGCTTTGTCTCCAGTGGGATTGAAATAAAAGTCGGCATTAAAGTAACGGTCGGGAGTATTTTGAACTTGAGCTAAAAACTGATCGGCACGCAAGTTGGCAACCTGACTAACAGCGTTCAGCATGTCCTGCGTTTGGAACGGGTTTTGCTCTTGTTGCCGAACATCAAGGTACTCCGTGAATTCACTGATTGAACGAGAGGTGTTAAAACGTGGGATCAAATACTTGTCCATAAAATCCCTTGCAAACTGTGCTTCAACTTTAATGGTGTCTTTTGCTGCCTCGGTGCTGTAACCAAGTTCAACTTCTTGTTCGTACTTTTTCTTCAGCTCCGTATCAAACCATTGTTGCCAGTTGTAGGTGGTGCTGTTGTTGACACCTGTTATGTTTTGAAGGCTTTTCTCCAGGGAATCTTGGGACGCCTTGCCGGACGTGAAAGAAAGAATACCACCAACCCCAGAATCGCCAAGGATACTGTTACTGAGTTCTTTGTTGATGTCCATGATTTCTCCAAAGCCGGAGAAACCTTGCATAAGGCCAAGCATTTGTTCTTTTCCCTTGGCCTTCTTCATTTGCTCAATGGTGTCCTTTAACACATTTTGAGTTAAAGCACCGAATTTCTTTGCGTCTACTGTTGCTTTTTCACCAACGGCTTGGTTTACTGCATCTTCTAATTCCGTGACGCCATACCCAGCATTCAAGTTGTAAGCAAAACTTACTTGTTTGTCTTCTGGTCGTTGGGACAAACGGAACAGTGCAGCGAATTCATCAGGTTTCTCTGGGTTTAAAAACTTCTCTTTGCCCAGTGTTTTCCAGTATTGATCACCCGCCTTTGCTTTATCCCATTCAGCAGAAACCTCAGGTACTGCCAAGAGGCGTTCAGTTTGTGTGTCAGTATTAAGGCCTAGCTGGAGGCTACGGGCAGCCTGAATGTCGGCATCGGTTGGCTTGCGTTCCAGGTATTGGTTTGCTGCTGTTGTTTGTTCTGCGGCATTGCCACGCATCCCAGCTGCCTTCCCTTGGGATGTGTAGTGTTGAAGGTAATACGAGTTTTCAGAATACCTTTGGGTAATGTCAATATCATCATTAGCAATTGCAGCTTTCCACTTTTGTTCTACATCTGGATTGATTGATTTGTAGTACTTTGGATCAAAGTCGCCGTACTGCGGTTTTGCCCCCAGGTTTGCATTCCAGGTTTGCAACTTTTCAGTTGAGTAGAAAGCTTTGAAATAATCTTCTAACCGTGATTTAGTTACATCACTAATACCCTGGAGCTTTCTGATTTGCTCCCTTTGTGTAACATAGTCTCCCCCTTGAGTTGAATTAGCAGTTGCAAGGACGGTATTGTAGGCGTTGTTTTTGTTTGTGTTCTCCGCCTTTAAAGCTGCGTTGTCTTGGTTTTTTTGTGTGTTTATACTGTTGGTTTGCGCGTTATTTTTATATGTAGTTGCGGCGCTTTCAACTGCAGTTCTTAACTCGGCAACTGGTTGGGAATTATTTGTTGGATCAGATAGCAAATTTCCGTTTCGTGCAAATTTTTGAAGGTCGTCAGCAGTGTAGTTAACAGGTAGATCGCCGGCTTCCCCCCAACCGCCCCCAGGGTTTGTTGGGCTTACTACTACACCATCAAGAACCGTTCTAAATTGCGCTTGGCCTTTAAATGAGCCTGCTTGTACAGTCTTGTATTTAGTCCAAACTTTTAACGTGTTTGGTGCGAATAAATTGGTATCATAGGTAGGGAATTCTGTTTGTTCCTGTACCAGATTCCACTTTTTATTTGTTGGATCGTAAGTTAATGCCATTATCCAGCAGCAAATGTATCTGGTACCGTCTCAATATTATAAGTAAACAGGTCGATAATTTCTTGGTGTATCCAGGCCTCAATCCTGTTCATCCTTGCTTCGGTGTAGTACGTCTGCTGTGGATACCATTCTTCCATTTTTGAACTAGCCTTGTTTGCATTACATCTTTTGCAGCAAGGCAGAAGGTTATTCCGATTACTAGAACCAGAACGAAACCTTGGGACAATGTGATCCAGGGATGTAGCTTGGTCCTCGCAATAACCACACTTGTGGTCCCACGCATCGTATATGGATTGACGGTAACGTTTCTTGGCCAATTTAGGAGTTAATTCAAGGAGAAGGGAAAGGGGTTCCTGCTCACAGTTGAACATGCTCTTCGGTTGCCGTTAACTTATTCTAATTTCAGGACATGTAGACCAATGTAAACAAAGAGATGAAATCTTGCTTAAATCCATTGACGATCTGCTTGAGACCCATAACGTACAGAGGCAAGCACATGCCTTTTTATGGCTAAGCATCCAGGTTGGGTCACGGTCCAACAAGCCGAAGAACTTCTCGGCATTGATAAAAAAACTCTCTTCAAGTACCGCGATGACGGCACACTGAAGCTTGGCCCCCACTACGCCGCTTTTTCTGATACACGTTCACGCGACACCTATCGTTGGAACGTAGCAGCAGTACGCAAGCATTTGAAAAAAATTGAAATGCAAACAGCTGCTGCCTGAAGTTAGACAAACACTGATCAAGTGCCCCGTCTTGTACGGGGCTTTTTTGTCTACTCTTCTGGTGGAATGCCGTTTACATAACCAGACCAAGCAAGTCCCACGGCTTCAATGGTTGATAGCTCGCCAGATGCAAAAGGTAGGTGGACAACATCCCCGGCGTGATAGATAGTAGGTCGTCCGCTTATTTGGAATTCACTGAAGCCATACTTGCGAACATCGTCTTGTTCTTGCGAGTAAATAAAGTTTGTATCTACGATGTCCCCAAAATTTGGTGTCGTCATGACGAAGAAGGATTTTGACCTAAAGATGGTTTATAAGCGGTGCCATCTTTGTCATACATTGTAAAACCTCTCATCATCACAAAGTTGGCGGGAATATTGAACAACTTTTGCATCATTGGCATCATCATTGGCGATTGACAGTTGTATGGGGGCACATCCATCATTGACAAAGATCTTCTTGATAAATTTGCTGCAGTCAACTCCTGTTGATCATTTTCATTTTCGTCGACTAGCTTTTGCTCCCAAGCAACCATGCTTCCTTCTTCCACGGGGAAATCAGATGGCTCTGGTGGGAAATTGCCTTCCGCAAACTTCATGGCATAAATGTGTTTACAATAACGCATCTCATCCAGTAAAGGAGTCCAGAAATCTGTGATGGACGTGATTTGTCCATTTGTTGCAGTGTAATCCTTATAGGAGGGCATACCTTCTGCCCTGGAACCAGGTATAGAGGAGTCCGCTGTACTTCTTAAGTAGGTGGCGCCAAACTCACGAAACACTCCAGCGAAATCTCTAGTAGCATCTGGATCTACTGTTGAAATTGTATTTACTTCAGGGGGAACCGTGTATTGAGATGTGGGCGCAATAATATCCATCTTGCGATCAACCGTTGCACTTGTCATTGCATTGTTATTTAGTTTTCCGTTTAATCTTGTTTTTTCATATCGCCCAGGCTTGATAGAGGCAATGCTTGTTCTTGGGAATATTCTTTTTGTTCCTTCACCAAGAGTATTCATAAATGCATAATCTCGATGAGTAAAATCTTGACAAGAACAGCAGTATCTTGCGCCGGTTATAAGGTATCTATTAGGACTGGGACCCTTGGTTGCGGGTGTAACCAATGTTGCGTCTGGTGTCGCTTCAACAGAACCCGACTTGCGGAGCTTTAAAATTCCAGTGAATGGATATGTTTCTACAATTACTGCTTGAATGTAGCCATATCGCTTTTGCGTTGTTGGATCAAGTGTTTCTCTTGTAATAGGCGGCGCCCCAACAGTAATAACACGGTCCTCCAGGATCTCACCATTGATTGCCCTAAGGCCATTAGGAACGCCAGGAAGGGCTACGTAAAACGGTGGGGGTAGTGGATTGCTGGTACTCCAGTTTCCAGCTAGCTTAACGTACCAGTACGCAGCATCTTCCGTCACCATTTCAATGTAAAGCCTGGTGCCCGTCGTTTTATCAACCAAGTTGTCACACCGTAAAGAGCCCGCCAATCTGGCACCGGCCCAGTGCATGCCAAACTCTTTGTTTGTAGTGGGAAACCCAACAAAAGTTCCAGGGATTGTTGGTTGCACTGCCGCAATAGAAGCAGGTGTTCCGGCTGGAACTGGAATTACATAGCTAAACGGATATTCATAGGCGTTGTCATAAAAACATGCGGTTGCAATTTCATATCCCCTGCGCCAACGAGACCACGCTGACTCTCTGTTTATGGCGCTTAAAGAGTTTGGAACAGAACCGGAAGAGAATTCAGTTGTAATAGGTTTTAAACGAAAAGGATCCTTGTCATAAGACTTGACAAAAGACCCAAATTTGTCCCCACCTTTCGGGGCCATGGCTTAGAAGAAACCGCCTTGCGCAGCAACATGTACACCTGGAATATAACCAGAACTATTAGGACCATCCGGGAACACGCCAACGTAAACGCGGTCGCCACGCTCAAGGTAAATTCCTTTGTTACGTAGTGGAGCTGTAGTACCAAGGCCATTGGTATTACCTGCACTCACACTGGGAACTGCCAGTTGCGGCATCACATCCGAACAGTCAACTACACCGCTGTTTGCGGGGATTGTTTTGGCGAATAAAACTTTGTAGTCACCAGAGCCAGGGATTGGCGTGGTTGTGCCACGTGTCTGGTAAAACACAAAGGTAGCAGCGGGTTGATTGCCGTATGCAATACCGTTGTACAAGAAGCCAGACGTAGTGCCGCCCGAATAATTCAATGCACTGTTGACGCCTGTCAGCGTGCCAGAACCGGTGTATGTGTAATAGCCGTAACCACTGTATGGTGCGCCAGCACCAGTGAGGGAACCTGTGGCGGATACAAAAACAATCTGTCCGCTAACCAGGGAGACTGGTGTTCCTGACGTTGTGGAATTTACCGTGTAGTCGGGGCCGCGATAAAAATCGTTGCGCGTGATCGTGATGGAATCAATGACACCGCCACTGTTATTGTCTTCGCTCAGTGACGCATCCATGTCCACCAGGATGGAAGGCGCTTGGCCACCTTGTACAAACAAAGTATTACTTGCTGCACTACCAACGGTTTGCGTTGTAACACGCACCGAATCAAATAAGGGCCTATCAACCAACAGTGGCTGCTTGTTTGTAGATGTCGAGCTCAAAGTAGACCTAACACCCTATCTCTGTTATATTGATAGGGTCCTCGAGAAACTCCCTTTATTCTAATGGTCCAAACTGTTTTTACTTGCAAGAATTGTGGCAAAATTTTTGAACGTTATGGCATGGCTGGGGCTACGTGCCGGGCTCGGGTAAGGCAACGTGGTTATGTTTTTTGTTCTAAAGGCTGTGGCAGCTACAAGCACGGTGGGTACAAAAATCAAGACTCGGAATATTGCTCGTGGAACGCAATGAAGTCTCGTTGCAATAATTTAAACCATGGCTCTTATGCCCGCTATGGAGGCCGTGGCATTACGTATGATCCATCATGGGAAATTTATACAAATTTTCTTGCTGACATGGGGTTAAAACCAAACCCTAAAATGGAATTAGAAAGGATAGACAATGATAAAAACTATTGTAAGGAGAATTGCCGTTGGGCCACGCATAAAGAACAGACTCGCAACCGTGGCGGAAAACGTGCGACACGTCTTTACACGTTTAACGGGAAAACTCAGTGCATTGCCGATTGGGCAAAAGAAGTTGGCATCAGCCCGCAATCAATGCAAAAACGGCTCAACAATAATTGGCCTTTGGAAAAAGCGTTTTCCAAAGAAAGGCACGACGCAAAAGGCAAACCACAAGTAAAGCCAAGGCAGAATACCTAACGTCAACCACCCATGCCTGACATCGCCATAAAAGCTTGGAAATTTGCGGGCAATTTCATCTTGGATTCAACCAGGGCATTGGGATTGTTTTGCAATGCAAGGAAGCGACCGAACAGATTACCGTCTTCCGCTGGTTGGAATTTAAATTTCTTAGCAGCTAGGTAATCTGTTTCGGCTTGTGGTTCTGAGAGGAAACTATCGCCAATCCCAACTTTCAAGGCTTCGCTTGGAAGGTAATCATAGTCAGAGTATTTGTAAAAACGAGACATTGCGATTACCCAAGGAAGCCAAAAGGATTAAGCAAATTAGGAAGCATCGAACCAAGTACTTCTGCTACCAATTGATTGGCAGTAGCTTTCCTCTGTTCTAATACTGGTTTTTGCATTCCAGAAAATGCAGACCCTAAGATGCTTTCAACAGACAACTTATTACTTGCTCCGGTGGTTGCCGGGGCAATCGAAGGAGTAGAAGGAACTTGTTTCATTCCTTCTTCATAAAACTTCTGAATGTCTGTTTGTTTTTTGACCGGCTGCCCGTAGTAACTAGCGCCTCCCATCGTGGGGAAAGACGCCCACTCTGGGGCCAATCTTGCTTGAATTTGCGGACTCATGCCTTGTTTTGAAAGGGCGGCTAAACCGCCAACAGGCATCAGACGGTTTCTTGCCAAATAAGCAAGGGCACGATCCTGATTTTGGGGAGAAAAGTCACTTAGTCCCAAAGCTTTTTGTGCGCCTGCCCAAGTGTCTGGCATGAATTGACCAATTCCTGCAGCCGCACTTGAGTATCCACCTGAACGAATGACTTTATCCGGATGTTTACTGTAGTCATTAAAACGCCCACCGCCAAACATGACGTTATAATCTGAACCCTCTGCTCGTTTAATGGCATTTTTTAAGCCAGCAAACTGCTGAGGATTAGACCGCATCCATTGATCAATTAGTTCGCGTGTAGATGACATACTATTAGCTTTCGGCTCCTACCCAATTTGAACTTGCTCTGAGACCAGGGATAAATACTGTTTGAAGAACCAGTGTTGATGCCAGGTAGGTCAGGGTTCGTTTAACAAATTTCGGGCAGAGAATCATGCTTTTAAAGCAACAACACTGGCCCCCGTAGATCAAAGATCTGTGTCCAGTTGGTTGGGCTTACATGCCAAGGCAATGCCAAGTTTTAACTATTTAGCGGATTGTAAAAGAATATCGGAAAAACGCTTAAGTGTTTCTTCGTCCAAAACTCCAGGCTGACCAAAAGCGGCACCCAAATTAAATGTAGGCGATGCTGCAGGCATGGCAGTAGGTGTAGGCTGAAACGGTTGCAAAGTAGCTCCAGGGGCTAAATTGGTTGTGATGCCAAACCCACGGTCGTAACCACCAGGAGCAGTTTGTGTAAAGGCTGGTACAGCGGTAGGGAAACCAGCGGGAGTTGGCACTAGTTGATCGGGAAGTTTAAAGCCAGCTCCAGCACGCGCTGCGTTTCCGGCCAACGTATTTTGAATGACGTCGTAACCGGCTTGGCCAGGCTTGACTTTAGGTGCAAGAGTTTTGCCATACTTTTGTGCCCAAATCTGCATCCCAAGATCTTCTGCAGATTGTTCGGCAGCAGAACCAGGGCCTGCAAGTTTTGCCTTTTGGCGAGCGTATTCGTAACGCTGAAGTTCAGGGTCTTGCGCGGTTAGTTGGGCAACACGAGAAACTTTCTGTTGATAATCACGTTCTGCTGCGGGAGAAAAAGTCCCCTGCGGAGCGCCAGTAGATGTTGAATAACCTGCGTTACCACCGCTGCCACCACGATTTCCTAATCGTAACTCAGCATCACGATAAGATTCACCGTTAGCACTAGGAGGAATGGATCCAATTATGCCGCTGTATTTATTACTGCCTACGTTGGCACGCCTGTTTCGACCTGGGACATTGGAACGTGTTTTAGAGGCGGCATCGGCAAGTACACCAATACCTGCAAGACTAGCTCCAATTCCTGCTTGTTGAAGCAAAGGAATACCAAACTTAGAAATTAAAGAGGCTCCTTGTAGAGCAGGTCCAACAAATCCGATGGGCATGATTACCTCCAAACTTCATGTAAATAAATACGGGAACCAACTGCGGTGTCGGCAGGTCTATTCAGAATTGCTAAGGCTATTCTACCTCAAGGCACGCATACTCTTGATGATACTTCTTGCGGGCCTCATTCACAGCATTTCTTGCTTCTTCTTTTGTATCAAAACAACCAAGGTTAATACGTATATTCTCGACGGTAATCCTTGCCCTGTACTTACCGGAATCAGATCTTTTACTAAACCCAAGAGAAACTTGATTCCAACCATTTTGCGCAGGAGTAGCAAGCCGTAAATTAACCCAGCTGTTATCGGTTGAATCTCTGTTTTTATGTTCAACGTGAAGAGGGCCTGGATCTACTTTTGTCATTAAGACCCAGATGACTCTACTGAGATAAAGATTTGCTCCTTTATGCGTCAAAGTCCAAACCAAACGTTTTCCACGTCTTCTTAAATTTCCTACCGGCTTACCAATGCGCTTAACATCAGAGTTGCATCGTTTCTTTTTCAAATAAACTTGCCCTGTATCAGGGGCGTATGAATAAAATGTGTTGAGTTCTTGAAAAGAAGGCAAAGGCTCCCAGGGGCGAGGCATCGCGTCAGTACAAGAAAACGCTATGCTAACGCCAATGGAGGTTGAGGTAAAGCCTGGTACCAACCGAAACGTCTGCCGGACCTGGGAGGCTTTGGATGAATTCAGCACCAGAGCGTTCGTAACGGTATCTAGCCTGGAACGGATCCTTGTAGTTTGGAACGTAAAGGATGCCGGCTAAACGGTTTGTTTCGTAGAGATAAATCTCATCCCAAACCTTTAAAGCTTCTTTAGCATTGCTGGATCTAATGGTACGATCAACGTCACCAGCAATACTTTCAAGGCGCGTGGAAGGAGAAGTAGCAACTTCAGTTTTCTTTTCAGCTGTGTCACAACGACCCAACTGAATAGCGAGCTTGTCGTAGAAGTACGAATCCGGCACGGTGTTCATTGCTTCTTCCAGGCGGGCGTAATCGCCAGCCGGAACAGAAACAGTAAAGTAACCGAGGTGGTAACGAACTCTACTTTTGTCGTAGTCGCTTAACTGCACTTCTACGTGTCGTTGTCTTTCAATTATAAAAGCAAGTAATCAACCAAACAGGCCATTGAGGTAATCTGATGTGGCGCTGGATTGACCCATAAGTAACGGATCGTTTGTTCTGTAAGAATCCAGGAATCCCATGGGGTTGAGTGCTTGTGAAATTAAACCGCCAACCAACTGTTCTTTAAGTGTGTCTTGTATTGTTTTCTTGGGTTTTTCTGGTTCTTTACCCTGCAACTGAGCGCCGTACATGAATGCTTTAATGATGTCGTCAGCTCGAGAATCTGTACCCACTTGTGGCTGTGCCGCTGCCACTTGCGGTTGTTGCGTAGCACCAGGCATCACATCTGTTAATTTACCTTCTGGGTTTTTGTAACGTCCGGTCGCAAGCCACTCTAGCTGCTGATCAGTAATAAATTTTTTTCCTTTCAGTGCTAAATGCACATGTGTATCATGTCCTTTATCACCAGGTCCCAAGGCTTCATTGAAAAGGCCAAGCTGTTTTGCACGCCACGACAACTCGCCTGTCCGTTGTTTCCAAGGAATAGGCTTACCTCCCACATAAGCAGGGGCTACATCTGGACGCCAATCGCGGACATCAACTGCTTCGCCAGTGTAATGATACCCCGTTGGTGAATGACCAGGACCTACGCCGCCAAGTTCGGGATGTTCTCCAATATTTAAACCTTGTCCCCCTGGGGCGTATTTTTTCAACGCCCTAGCAACATCAAGAATAGAACGTTCGGCCATTATTTCGTTTTATTCTTCATTGTAAGATTAAAAAACCCCTGGTTTCCCAGGGGCTTGGTGGAGATAGTTATACGCGAATTAAATCAGCAGCAAGTACGGACTCCCAATCAACACGCTTGATTTGCTTCAGCTGTTCAAGATTATTGAATCTTTCACCCGACAGAGACATCTGAAGGTCTTTAATCTCGCGTGCTGTTTTAAGGCCAATTCCCTTAATGTGATCCGCAAGCATTTGTGCGGTAGCGGAATTGACATTTAAACGGTGATCGGGGGGAAAATCCCGTGGGTCCTCTTTGGCTGCTTTATCTTTGACTTGAAGAGTTTTTACCTTTTTGGTAGCCTCTTCATCTGGGATAAGTTCAGAGTTGTAAGCGGTGTAAAGGCGACCGTCCTGATCTTCGACCATGAACCAATCGCCATTATCAAACTCACTGACAACTTTGACGCGAGCGCCAGTTTTTTTGTGCTGGTAAAGCATAAGGACCAGATGTTAATTCTGGTCCTAGTTTAGCTTATTCAGCTGACAGTGCGGCCAAGCAGGTAAGCTTCGATGTCTTCGTAGCCAGGGGCAATGTCAGGCTGGACGTAGCAGGTTTCCACAACCAGGTAACCAACACGACCGGCGGCAGAGTCACCGCTGGAGATGTAGAAACCACCGGAAGTCGTGGTGGAGTTTGCAGTTTCTTTAGCAAACACACGCAACGTGGTCGAGGCAGTAACCGGGTAGTTCACCACAGAACCAGAGACACCAGCAGCACCAGTAGCGGTCAGGAAGGCGTTGGTACCATAACCGGCAGTGCCGCCAGCGAAGTAGATTTCGCCAGCTTGGAGGCCGGAAACAGTGGAAGTCAGGTTGGCTTGAATCACGCCCTCACCCACGCCAGAAGCGGCAACAGGTGAACCGCCGTTGCTGCGACCGAACGAAATGACGTTACCGGTAGCGGCATACACACCAGAGGCAACACGGCCATCACCCCAACCAGAGGCAACCGAAATTGCGGTGCGGTACACGTAAGCAGGCAGTGTGCTGCTACCAGAGATCACCATGCCCGTGATGTCAGGACGAGTGTCATCCTGGCGATAGGGCGAGGGAACGATTACAGCAGCGGAGCTAACGCTACCAGCACCAGAGGTGGTTGTCACTGCGACATAGCCACGCTGCTGGAAATAACGGTAACCAGGCAGAGCAAGGACCGAGGTGGGGCCACCAAGGGAGCTGTCGAGAGAGCTACCGCCTTCGACAACAGAGTCAATGTTCTTGTACCAGCCGTTCAGGGGTTCTGCCCAGTTGCCTGGGAAGATTTTTTTAGCGGACAAATAGGTCATTTATTTTTCCTTTTGTTAGTTGTTTACGTTATTGATCAGATGTTACCGTCATCTTGCACGAAGCTGAACGCGGTGGTCACAAAGTCCTTGTTCAGGATTTCGAAACCGGCGTACAGTTGCCAAATAAGAATGATGAAACGGCTGAAATCGTCGTTGTTGTTGATAAGCACCTGGGCGTTCGGGCCGCCAATACCAACGCCAATCGCTTGAGGACCGAAGAAGTAACCTTGAGCGGCTTCTTTCACGGCATAGTTAGAACCACCGTCAAAGGAAGTGTTGATGCTCTTGATCGGGAAGTTGGTGGATTCGAAGAACTTAACGCCTTCAAACTGCACACCAGTCGGCATAACAGGTTCGCCAGCCAGGAAGTAGGCTTGACCGGCCTGGGGGCCTTGGTAGAAGCTGGCGTTGTTAGGCAGCATGGGGTTGCCCATGTACATGCCTTGACCAGGATTACCAGCGTAACGAGCGATCTCACGGAAGTCAGGGTCACGACGCAGGTGCATCATGAACGTGGGATCGCAAATACAACGATACAGACCATCGGCATAGGTCGGAACGTTGCGCTTGCGCAGGTCCTTAACAACGGTCAGCAGGTCGGTACGCACCTGGAACTGCTGCAGGTCAGCGGTGTATTCAGTACCAGTGTAGGAAATACGACCGGAAGAATCCTTAACCTTATTACCAGCGAAGTAGTAACCGCCTTGAGTTGTGGAAGCAGCACCGTTGGCTTCAGCTTTGGACAGTTCATCAATGAAAACGCGGTCACGCCACCGGCGATAGTCGTCAAGCAGCGTCAGGCTACCGATCGACTGGTGGAACATATTCAGGTTGCCGGTATCCAGCAGCATGCGCTGAGCGGTAACCAGTGTTTCGCGAGCAATCTTGAATGTGCTGGGCTGAGTCGGGTCGCCCGGATCCGCAGGACCGGTGTACTCCTTAAGCACCACCAGAACTTTCTCTTTGGTGATGTTACGGCTGTTAGCGGTACCGATCGTTTGGTCAGCAATACGCTCACGGCTGTCCTTAGTACCAGGGGTACCCCAGAACTTGTAGCGGTCTAACTGAACGGTTTGACCAGGCTGACGTGTGAAGTCGTGGACAACCACGGGCTCCACAGCCATCTCAGCGATGTACGCAGGGTGGGGACGATAAAGTTCCGCACCTAAAATCTTTGGAAAGTCGTTCTCCTGGTCTCTAGTTTCTTAGAGGGGTGGACTATCTCTTCATCCCTGTGGGATGCCGGACGCTAATTCTGGTATTACGTAACAAGATCGTGTTACACCCAGTAGTCTCTGCACCTTCCAATCACGTTCTTGATTGGCTTGGCTCAGGATTACCCTCGGCTTGACGTTAGGGCTTCCCTGAATTCATCCAGTTTGCACTCATCGATTACTCGGTGAGGTGACAACGTTGAGCGTTCAGTTGAGGCATGCTATGCTTTGGAAACTTGTTTATGAACAACATGGAACCAAAGCTTGTTCCCGGATTTGGTAATCTTTACTTAACTGAGGAAGGTAAGGCTTTTGAGAAACGTCTTGATCCCGATAATCAAGAATATTTTCGAGAGCTGTCCATCAGTACAACCAGTGTTTATAACCGAGTTTCAATTCTTGTAGATGGGAAGAGGAAACGTTTTCATCTTCATGTCTTGATGGCTGTGGCTTTTTTGGGATTGGATCTGCGTTCCCATGGAACCAGTAACTTCTCCCTTCAAGTCGATCACAAAGATAATGACAAGAGGAATAATCGACTTGACAATCTTGAGATCGTTACCAAACAAGAAAATCTAACAAGGGCTTGGAAAAACGGTTGTTACAAAAACAATGGTTTTGCCAGTAAAGGAAGGCCGAAAAACTCTTTGAGAAAGTTTTCTTCGGACGACGTGCTTAAAATCAAATCTTTAAAAGAGGCTGGTCTTTCTTATCGGAAGATTGCCGAAAAGTTTGATTGTAATCACGGAGCTATTTACCAAATCTTGAAAGGAAATACCTACCAGGATCTGAACTAGCTATCAATAAACACCTTGGTTTATCCTCCAGTGTTAGTGTTTTTATCGGGTGAAAGATAAAGACACATGTGTCTTATCTAACACAAATTTTAGCAGCCAGCAATTTTCAAATGCAACTGCTGGCCGCATTAAATCACTCCATTACAAACAGTTTGTTTGCAACAGTTTGAGGCTGAGCTTGGTTCAGGACGCGCCAGGCGTTCTGGGGATCGCGATTCATCATCTCGCCAAAAGTGCCCCAGAAATTCTCAGGTGCTTGCGGAGCAGCAGCTGTCGGGGGAGCAGGGAAGTTGCCAGCTTGGAACTGACCAATCGACTGAGTCGGATAACCGCGTGTCTCAAGTTCCTGCTCGTTTTCGTACACAGGGTACGGACCTTCAGGACCAAAGAACTTAAGCGTGTAATCGCTCAGGACATCGGGATTGGTAAGGATCTCGTTGTAGGCAAGATTCTCTTGGTGCTCGTTAACAGCGAAATTAGCGTAACCCTTGATGGTATCAGCGGCGCGGTTTCCCCACGCGACGGCGCTGTCCAACATTTGCTCCAGGTTTAGAGCGTAGTTGTTCAGCACTGCCGGAGCTTCGATCCCGAACGCGTCCATCACGTACCGACTGTCCTGGCTCATTCCCAGGAGGTCCGCCATTTGGCTTGCCGCCTCCTGC